ACCGATATTTCAATATCCAGCGCCCCGCGCCATGCGCTACTGCCCCGCGCACGGTGCTGTGCCTCGTTTGATACGCCGGTATGATGTACCAATACCACGCTGCAACCGAACTCATGTATCAGCGCCCCACAGGCATCCAGCATCGATTTAGCATCCTGTGCGCTGTTTTCGTCGCCATCCAGAAACCTGTGCAGCGTATCAACCACGATGATTTCCGGCACACTAGGCAGCGACCGAATGGCATCCACCGTTTTCTGGTAGCCCTGCGGGGTGTTTAGATCAAGACCGTGCCGTGAAAGCCACATATCCAGCCCGCTGACGGCCTTGTGCTGCTTCCATGCGGCTACCCTACCCCGAAGGCCGTGATGGCCCTCACCGGCCAGATATACCACCGTACCGTGGCGAACCTTATTTCCGAACCATTCAGATATTATGCCCTTACTGGCAACTGATAGCACCATATCCAGCACCATAAAGGTTTTACCGCCGCCAGATGGTCCGTGAACCATTATTAAGGCTTGGCTTTGCAGCCATCGCTTGATTTGCCAGCGGATCGGGTCTGGCTGTTCCGAAAAGCTATCGGCCGGGACCAGCCAATCGTCTGCGGGCGGAAACAATAACCCGGCCAGATCACCGCCTGATTGATGATAATCGTTCGCATCTCCCTCGACCGGGGGCATTACGATGCGCCCGCCGTGCTTGGCTGATGCCTCGTCGGCCTTATTACGGCCCACGCCGGATGCGTCATTGTCTGCCACTATCACGATTTCCTGCGTCTGGCCGTGTATATCGCGCAACTGGCCGACTATTTCCGGCAGGTTATTCGCGCTGTAGGCAATAACGCAAGGCCGACCGGATATTTCATGGATAGTCGCGGCAGTAGCGTAGCCCTCGGCTACAAATATCGGCCCCGGCGTTACCTCGCCCAATGTCCATGAGCAAGACTTGGTTGTGCCGCCGGGATGATAACGCTTTTCATCGTCGGAGATATATTGCAAGGACGCCAGATCGCCGTCTGCGGCGTACAGCGGCACAATCAGCCGACCGTCGCCGGTCAATCGTGCGCCGTGTGGGGCGATACCCTTGCGCTTGAGGTATGGATGATCTGGGCTTGCGGCGATGGCCTCAGTCCAGATTGTTTCAACGGTGCTGGCTGCAACCTCGGCCTTGCGCTGCCGTGCCAGATCGCGTTCGGCTTTGGCTTCCGACTGCCGCCGTAGAATTGCCATATTTTCAGCGGGTGACAGATCGCGGCCTATTTCGGCCTTGAATACCGCGTCGATCTGATCGCGCCAGCATCCAAAACGCCCAGCAACCGGCTCATCTGGAAACGCAATATACCAACCGGAATCGTCGCGTTTGCGGCCCTTAGTACTAAAGCGGTGAAGCTGGCCGTCTATCTTGATATCACGCGGCGGTTCAATCCCAGCGGATCGCATGGCGTCAGCTAGTTGTAACTCAGGTGGATCAACTTGTTTGTTAGACGGGACAAACGGCCCGCCGAATATGTCTTTTATGTCAGCCATTTCCTCGCTCCAGTATATTTCTTACCAACCTAGCGTAGCCCTCAATATCAAGCCAGTGGTCAATGTTGTCGGGGTCGCCGGAAACAATCCGCGCCATTTTTGACGCCATCATGTCAAGGCTTTCGCGCTGGGCATATGACAAACTGCCGGTATCACAAACATCTCTCAGCGCCATTTTTATAAGCTGCGAGATTTTGGCAACGTCGCGGTAGTCACCATATTGTTCTTCGCGCTGGTCGAGGGTGTCCATCACATCGCTCATGACGCCACCAACTCCCCGTCGCTCAGCCGCTCTATTTCAAACTGCCGCAATTTAGGCGGATGGTCGCCCCAGCGATAGGTGCCGTGCAGCCCAATGCCGAGCGCCTCGGCCATTTTCTTGCGGTCGCCAAAGTAGGCAATAGCTTCGTCCGTTGTCATTTTTTTTGCTCCTGTGTGAAATTAACTGTTTACACCATAATACAATCTGTGTTTATATGTAAATACAAAATCGCAACCGGATAAGCCAACCGCGATTAAGCAGGAGAAAACGACATGAACGACCTTGATGTAATGTACGACGACCAAGGCATTGTAGAAGCCGCCCTGTCAATCGCCCGCACGGTTCGCGACGACGTACCGGCAGGACGCTGGACCCGCACAGCGGTGCTTCCCGGCATCGGCGCTACCATCAGCGCGATGGCAAGCCGCCTCAACCATACCGCAGCGGCGGCAGAACTTAAATCATTTGGCGATTACGTTGTTGAGACTTTCGACAACGACGATCTGGACGGCCTGATTCAGGATTATCTGGTCTGCGCTCAAACGCTGGTCGAAGACGACCGTTATTATAACTAAACCCACAGGAGATAAAAAATGGCTATCAATCTACAAAATACAAACACCGTATCGGCCAGCAGCATCAAGCTGCTGGTCTACGGCCAAGCGGGCGCAGGTAAAACCTCGCTCATTCCGACCATGCCCAAGCCGGTGATATTGTCGGCGGAAGGCGGGCTGCTTTCTATCGCCGGGTCCGACATCCCGTTTATTGCAGTCAACAGCATGGACGAACTGCGCGAGGCATATACATGGCTGGCTGGTTCCGACGAGGCCAGAGCATACGACAGCGTGGCGCTGGATAGCATCAGCGAGATCGCGGAAGTTTGCCTCGGACATGAAAAGGCCAAAGCAAAAGACCCGCGTCAGGCTTATGGCGAGATGCAAACGACAATGGCGGAAGCCATTCGGTCATTCCGCGATTTGCCAAAGCACGTCCTGATGACGGCCAAGCTGGAAAAGTCACAGGATGAAATGGGACGGATGCTTTACAGCCCATCGATGCCGGGTAACAAAACCGGCCAATCGCTGCCGTACTTCTTTGATCTGATGCTGGCCCTGCGGGTCGAGAAAGATGCCGAAGGCGTATCGCAGCGCGGCTTGATGTGTGACAGCGATGGCTTATGGCAAGCCAAAGACCGCAGCGGCAAGCTGGATCAATGGGAAAACGCAGACCTCGGCGCAATCATTGCCAAACTTGGAGCAAAATAATGTCCCTTGAAAATCTCAGCCAGAACTGGCTTGACGCAAAGCAAGCCGAAAAGGTCGCAACCGAACGTCGGCGCGAACTAGAAGACAAATTGCTTTCTTTGATCGGCGTTGCCGAAAACATGGAAGGCACGGAAAACGTAGAAACTGATAAAGGATATAAAATCAAAATCACTGGACGCATGACCCGCAAAGTCAATGGCGAACGCATTCAAGAAATTGCAGCGGAGGAGGGGCTAACAGATCATTTGCAGAGCCTGTTCCGTTGGAAGCCGGAGATTAATATGTCCGCGTGGAAAAGCGCAGACAAAGCGATCACCGGGCCGCTACTTGGCGGCATTACCACCCAGCCCGGAAGGGCTTCATTCACTATCACAAAGGAATAAGTGATGACCAGAACACGACTTACAAACCGAGAGCGGTTTGAGATTGAAAGTTTAATCGCGCAGCACGGCGATGAAACGGACCTCGGTTGGCAATACCACGACGGATGGTCTGACGAAAACGTGAGCAAACAATGCAATGCTACGCATAAAACGATTTCGGCAATCAGAAATAAAACCTTTGGCAGTCTTGCAAGCCACGCTAGTCGATCTAGCGGCAAGTTGGCAGAAGTTTTACAAAAACTCGAAATTTTGGAAAGGCGATTGGAGGCGCTTGAAAATCACTACACCGCACCTGAGAGTGCAATCAACGGAACATTTTTAACCGAAGGAGTAAACTAATGGCTTTTCTCGACGAAACTTTCGACATTGCTGAAATGCCGGTTACGGAGCAGCGCAGCTTTGATCCGGTGCCAGCAGGATGGTATACCGCAGCAATTGCGGGTGCCGAACTAAAAACCACCAAGGCCGGGACCGGCAACTACATTGCGGTGCGGTTTGATATCACCGGGCCGGAGCATCAGGGACGCGTGGTGTTTACAAACCTGAACACCCGCAACCCAAACCCGAAAGCAGAGGAAATCGGGCGGGCGCAGCTTGGTGACATCATGCGGGCAACTGGCGTTGCAAAGCTGGAAGACACCGACCAGCTACTTGGCGGCAATTTGTCAATCAAGGTCACGGTCAAAAACGACCCGACCTATGGCCCCGGCAACGAGGTCAAAGGCTTCAAGGCCGTTGACGGCTCCGCACCGCCAATAGCTGCCGCACCCGCTGCGGCTGCACCGGCAGCACCATCCGCAGCCCCGCCTTGGGCAGCTAAATAGCAAGGAAGGCCGGGGGCTAATAACCCTCGGCCATTTTTACATGACAGCAATACCCCCACCCATTCACACCATCGCCAATCTGATTGACGAACACCATGCCAGCCAGCCGGACGAACCGCGTCTGCACCTCGGCGGCTCTATGCTGGGCCATCCCTGCGAACGCTGGCTCTGGCTGTCGTTTCGCTGGGCAGTGCGCGAGAAGTTCCCCGGTCGCATTCGCCGCTTGTTTCGGCGCGGTAACAATGAGGAGGACATCATCACGGACGATCTCAAAGCCATTGGCATTGATATCAACAGTACAGGCGATCAGCAGCGTTTTATTAAATTTGGATCGCACGTTGGCGGATCGGTTGACGGCATCATTGAGTCCGGCGTTCCCGGTGCTGAGAAAACCCGCCATATTGCGGAGTACAAAACCCACGCCAAAAAGTCTTTTGAAGATTTGGAAAAGAAGGGTGTGCAAGCATCCAAGCCAATGCACTGGGCGCAGATGCAGGTCTATATGCTTGGCACTAAAATTGAACGTGCGCTGTACGTTGCCGTATGCAAAAACGATGACCGCCTTTATACCGAGCGAGTGAAATATGATGCAGAAGCCGCTAAGAACTTACTAGATCGCGGACGACGCATTGCCACGACCGAACGCATTCCTGCACCGATATCAACAGATGCAAGCTGGTATCAGTGCAAGTTCTGCCCGGCGCATAGCTTCTGCCATAAGGAACAATTAACCCAGCACGTTAATTGCCGGACCTGCGCCCAATCTACGCCGGAGGATGATGGCACATGGTCGTGCGCTAGATGGGAAAGCAAAAACATTCCCGGCGATTTTCAGAAGACCGGCTGCGATAGCCATGTGCTGCACCCTGATCTGGTGCCGTGGCCTGTAAAGGATAGCAACACGCCACACGAAGCCGTGTATGAAATTAACGGCAAAGACATCCGCAACGGTGAAGGTGACGCTTACGTTTACAGCAGCAAGGAATTGATCGCTGGTGGCAAGGCTTGCGCTGATGACGGTGTGCAGCAGGTGCGAGAAGCGTTCCCCGGCGCGGAAATTGTGGGGGTGCGTGATGCGCGTACTTGATTTATTTTCAGGAATAGGGGGATTTAGCCTTGGACTCGAACGATCTGGACCTTTTCGGACAGCCGCATTCTGCGAGCGAGAACCCTTCCCCCAAGCCGTCCTCAGAAAGCACTGGCCCGACGTCCCCATCTACGACGACGTTAGAACCATCCCCACCGACGAACTCGGAACAATTGATGTTATCTGCGGGGGATTTCCATGTCAGCCGTGGTCCGTTGCCGGGCAGCAGAGAGGCGCAGAAGATGACCGTGACCTCTGGCCGGTCATGGCTTCCCTTATTGAAAAACTACGGCCTCAATGGGTCATTGGGGAGAATGTGCGAGGCTTTGTTAACGAGGAACTGGGCCTCCAGCGCAGCCTTTCTGACTTGGAAAGTCTCGGATACCAAACCGCGCCATTTATTGTTCCAGCTTGCGCCGTCGATGCCCCGCACCGAAGGGATCGCGTCTGGATTGTGGCCCACACCGACCGCGCATCTTCACAAAGAGGGCGCGTATCCAGCGGAGTACACGCGGAATACGCCGACGCTAACAGCAGAAGCGACGAAATCGGAATGCAAGCCTCACTCCAGTGGCTCCCTGAACCCG